TGCACACCCTGATCGTGAGGCCCCAGTAATGGCCCGTAACGATCTCCAAAAGTTGGCCGAAAACCTGGATCGTTTAGCACCAGCTGCGTTTAGTCGTGGTCCCGCTCGCGCTGCCGAACAAGTAGTTGCCGATCTACAAAAAGCCGGCCCCCAATGGACCGGTCGGTTTGCCAATTCCTGGGTCATCGCATCAGGCAGCCGCCAAACAGAAGGCAGCGGCAATGCTGGCGCTGCTGTACGTCTCAGCGCCCCACTTCTTACCGGCCGCGAACTACTCTTCAAACCCGAAATTAAGTACACCATCTTTAATAAATCACCCTATGCCGACTATGCCCAAGACATCAAAGAAGGATATTTTTGGCCGCCAAAAGATGCTCAAGATCCAATCGGCAAAAACATTACCTATGGAGGCCGTGTAAACCCCAGTCGCCGTGGCGAGTTAAGCGGAGCTGGAGGTGGACGATCTACCGCTCCTCTTGACTGGTTCGCTACCTATGTGAACGGCGGAAAATTTGAAAAGACAGTCCAACTAGCGTGGCTTGGAGAGCTACCTAAAACACTATGAATTACCAAGCCATCCGCGCTGCTGTCGAAAATCCGCTACTTACAGCATTTGGTGCACTGGTGCCAGCCGTGCCTGTGTATTTCGACAACATCACGGCCGTCCCACCCAATACAACGACCGAATACGTCCGCGTCAACGTCACTTTCGGCATCACCAACGAGCCTACGCTGACCTCCAGCGTCGACAATGCCCGCGGGGCGATAATCATTCGCATTTTCACCGAGAAGGGCAAAGGTCCCGCCCGCAACCAAACATTGCTCACAACCGCCGTCGGCGTACTGGAAACACTCAACAATTCCACCAAGGGCACCAGCGGCGTGTACTTCAAGGTGGGTGAAATCAACGGCCCTACATTCTCTGCAACTGAAGAAGCACCCCATTTTGTGGGGCGGATTGATACTTCCTATGTCGCCACTGTGCTGTCGTAGGTAATGTTTATTACAGGCGCTAACCTGTAATAAGCCGGGCAGTGCCCGCCCCGTAACAACATCCTGGTACGCCAATGGCCACCACCGTTCTGTCCGGCACGTCCGGCGCTCTTTACTACAAGCCCGCTGGCACCACCGGCTCGTTCGGTGAGTCTGGCGTGAATACTGGCACCGACACCATCACCGTCGAGACCTACCTGAACCTGAAGGTGGGTGACCCGGTGAAATTCAGCGTGATCAACAGCCAAACCGGCGGCTCCGGCAGCGGCACCCTGCCGGCCCCTCTGTCTGGTGCAACCACCTACTACGTAATTGCCTACACGGCTTCCACTGGTGCACTGCAGGTGTCTACCACCGCTGGTGGCACTGCTGTTGACCTGACCGATGACGGCACCGCCGTTGCCCCCAACGAATTCCAAGTCGCTTACGCCGACTTCGTGGCCGTAGGCCAAGTCCGCGACTGGAGTTTCGAAATTACCCGTGCTGAGATTGATGTCACCACCATCGGTCAAAGCCAAGGTCAATATGTGCCGTTCCGCAGCTACATCGCCGGCTTCGGCGATGGCACCGGTACCGCCACCGTGTACATGACCAACGAGAACGCTTCGATGTCCAACCGGATGATCGAAGACGTGCTCCAGCGCCAACAAACCGGCGCTGCCTTCAAGCTGTACATCGACCGCGTGTACAGCGGCGGCAACGTGAGCGAAAGCCTGAGCCGCTCGATCAGCTTTGACGCCACGCTGACCTCGGCCAGCATGAACGTCAACCCTGACGACGCCCAGTCCGTGACGGTGAACTTCCGCCCCGCCGCCACCCCGACCTTCGACTTCAGCACTTCCGCCTGATAGGCTGCTGGAGCAAACAACGACACAACCCCGGCCTCACCGCCGGGGTTTTTTATTTCTAGTCCGCTACACTAGCGCCAGACCACCAGGACCTGTATGCCTGCTCCGAGTTCACTTCGCGCCATCGACCGTCTCCGTAAGGCTGCCAACCTTGAGCCCGTCAAAAAGACGGTGGAACTGTCCGATGGCAGCAAGTTTGAGATGTGGGTGGCACCGCTGACGATGGCCGAGCGCGAACGCGCCCAAAAGCAAGCCAAGAGCGACGATGCCAACGCCTTTGCCCTCCAACTGCTAATCGCCAAAGCACTGGACGACGCCGGCAACCGCCTGTTTAGCACTGGCGAAATTGACGTCCTCAAGAACGAGGTGAAGGACAAGGACCTCCAGGCTTTGATGCTGGCGATCCTGACCGATGACGCCGAGCCCATCGACCCAAAGAACTGAGTGCCGAACTTCGCAAAGACAACTGGCTGATGCTCCAGTTCGGCGTCGCCAAAGAACTGGGCCTCAGCCTGAGTGAAGTCCGCACCACAATGACCGCCGAAGAGTTGATCGGCTGGAGCGCCTACTTCCAAATCCTCAACGAGGACCAACAGAAGGAAATGGACAAAGCCCGACGCCGCCGCTAACCCGGCGGCTTTTTTACGGCGTAAACTGAAGTACCAGAGTGTGACGCGGCGCCGTGGCTTACAGAGCCGATATTGAAATCGCGGTTCGTGGCGCACAAGAACTCAAGCGTCTGCAAAATGAAATACGTCTTTCTGCAGACGCGGTTAATTCTCTTAATTCAAGTTTTGCCGGAGTCGCAAATTTAATTCCGCGCAGCATAAATAACCTAAATAAAGTTGTAGCCGAAGCGGCGGCAAACTTTAATAAAGTTGCTCTAGGTACAGAAGAAGCATCAACAGCAGCACGAGCATACGTCAATGCTACAAACGAGCTAAACAAAGGTTTAAGAGAGCGTCTGCAACTTGTTCGTAACATACAAGCCACCGAGTCAGCAGCACAGCGGCGAATTACTCCCACAAGCAACGCGGGTTACGGACAACAAATGCCGGCTCTTCCGCCCGCCATGGTGCGAGCAAAAGGAATCCAACAAAGCTGGAGCACTTTTTTCAGAGAAGCTGCAGAGCTAGGTACTGACCTAAAAACTACAGCAGCTGCAAAAGCTATAAACCTTAAACAAAGCTGGAACACCTTCTTTACAGAAGCTGCAGAGCTAGCTGTAGATATAAAAGCAGCGGTACAACGTGCTTCAGCAGAAATTCGAGCCAGTGAAGGTGCTGCAAGTACCGCGGCACGTGCACGGTTAGCTGCAGCCGCGGTTGAACGTCGTGCAAACATATCAGATGTGGTTATGCGCCCTATTTCTGGAGCGGCATATCCATCACCTGCAGGTCCAGGGGGCAGTCCTTTTGCAGAGGAACGAGCTCGCGCAAGCCAAGCAAGCAGGGCACTGGAACAACAAGTAACAGCAACAAGAACTGCAGAAATGCAGGCAAGTCGTGTACAGGCGCAGGCCGATCTTAAGGCTGTACGAGATCGCGCCATGGCAGAAAATTACATAACTAATTTATTAACTCGGCGTCTCGCCGCTAAAGCTAAAGAGGTTCAATTAGAAAAACAGCAAACAGCGGAAGTAAAAAACAGAGCGGCGGCAGAAAGCCGCGGACGAACTGGAGGTGCGGTTAGCAGCGCACTTATTGGTGGGGGTTTTCCGTTACTGTTTGGGCAAGGTCCAGCAGCCGCAGCTGGCGGTGCTGTCGGCGGCTTAGCTGGCGGTCTTGTAGGAGGAGGCTTTGGCTTTGCTCTGTCTATCGTTGGTACAGCTCTTGGTGATGCTGCCGAAAAAGCTGATACGTTTAATAAACAGCTAGCAGGTCTAAACTCCCAAGTTTCCGGTACCGGAAATGCCGCAAAAGTTACCAGTAAAGATGTAAGTAATCTCGCTAAAACTTTCGGTATAGCCAACGATGAAGCCTTAAAATTACTGCAAAGTTTTGCAGGTTTTGGCGACGCCAGTGTAACTAAGTCTTTGGCCTTCTTGTACGGCGATGACGCGTCTATTCTCAAAGGCCTAGCCGCAGCAAAAGATCAAGCCGATTTAGCGCAAGTAATCCTTGGAGCGTACGAGAAGATCGGAATTGAAAGAGCTACTCAGCTAATAAATCAAATAAAACTAGGCGACTCAGCTGCTGTGGAACTTGCGTTCCAGAAAGCTCTACTTGACGCAAGAATAAAACAAACAGAAGAGGGACTAAAACAAATAACGATCCAAGATCGTATCGTTGCCGGTCTTGCCACTGCTGCCAGCTTTATGGGCGGCGGTCAAGGACAGATTATTGACCCCGCTGTTTTTGGTCAGCAGCGAGTAATAGAAAACCGTAAAAATAACCCGCCGTCTTCGATATTTACTAACGCTTTACAGGGACTCAGGCAGCTACGTTCTGCCACGCAAGGTGTGGAATCTCTCCGTCCAGATAAAGGTGCAGATAAAGCTGCTAAAGATGCTGAGCGCGAACGCCAGCGCGTTGCTCAAGTGGTACGTGATCGCAATGCAGAAGCCTCGATACTGCGTATCCAGTCGGGGCTACAGCAAAAAATTGCGGACGCTGAACTCAAGCGCGATCCTATTCTTGTAGCTCGTTTACAAGGTGAAGAAAGGATACTGGCAATTCAATACCAATACGCTAAAGAACTAGCAAACGAGAAGAACCTAGAAGCCCAAATTGCAATTACACGCGAAGGGCGTGCCGCAGTTAAAAAACAGCAAGTCGAAAATGAAATACGCCTCAACGCTATTTATGCAGAACGTAAAGAGTTCACCGAAGACACCATTAAGTCTCTGCAGTACGAGCTGAACCTAAAAAATGCAACTACAGAAGCAGAGCGAAATAATTTGCGGATAGCGTATGAAATGGAGGCATTGAAAAAAGGCGGGCAAGTTGACGCAAACGCGCTTCCGCAAATTGAGGCGCTTAAAAAGCAACTTGCGGCCCCAGAAACCGCCGGCGAAATTATCCAAAAACGCATTGGCGCCTTACAGGACGAACTGACCAAGTTGACCAACATCGGCAACATCGCCGTATCGGTGGCAGACAGCATTGGCACAGCCTTCAGCCAAGCGTTCCAGGGCATCATCTCTGGCACGATGACGGCCCAGGAAGCCCTTGCCAGCTTCTTCCAATCTGTCGGCGATGCCTTTATTCAGATGGCATCCGAAATTATCGCCAAGCAAATCACGATGATCATTCTCCAAACCATCCTTAAAGCATTGGGTGGCGGCGGCGGTGGGGCATCACCTTTTGCTGGCGGTCCAGCAACCGGAGGAGAAACAAATACTTTTGCATATGCAGCAGGTGCACCCCAATTCAGGGCAGACGGCGGTTCAGTTAGAGCCTCCACCCCTTACCTCGTTGGCGAGCGCGGCCCCGAGTTGTTTGTGCCTGGCACCAGCGGCGGCGTCATGTCCAACAGCGATTTGCGCTCCTCAATGGGCGCAGCCCCTGGTTCCAGCGGCGGTCCTGTCCTTAACATGAGCTTTGAGACCAGCACGATCAACGGGGTGGAATACGTCAGCCGCGATCAACTGGAGGCTGCCATGGCTGAAACCCGCCGCCAAGCAACCCGCGATGGCGCCAAACGTGGCATGAGCATGACGCTGGATCGAATCCAACAGTCACCGCAAACCCGTAGCCGTATCGGTATCCGCTGATGGCTGTCTTCCCCTCCCTAACGCCCACCTCACGCAAGTTTGCGCCCGGCGTCTACCCCCAACGCGAGTACCGCGCCTTGAGTGGTGCTGTGGTCAAGCGCACCTTCGGCAACAAACCCTACGGCGCCAAACTGGAACTGGAATACCAAAACGTCCCCGACTCCACGGCAGTCACACTGATCAACCACTACCAACTACAGACATCAACCAACAGCCGCTTTACGCTGAGCACCAACGTCACGGCTGGCATGTCGGGCAGCTTGGCAACATTGGCATCTGCTTCCGCCGACAACTTGCGCTGGGAGTATGCGGGACCGCCCGAGGTAAGTTCTGTACGTCCGGGCTTTAGTACGGTCCGCATCACCCTCAACGGCGAGATCCGCAACCCACAACTGGATATGTGATGGACATTCGCATCGCCCAGTTCTTCAAGCTGCAAACCAGCGGTGGAGCCTATTACTACTTCCAGAATTACTTTGCCAATGAGGACAAGGTGTATGGCGGGCAAACCTACCCCTTCGCGCCTTTTCGCACTGAAGGCACCACAGCATCGCTGAACGGGGACAACAACGTCCTGCAGATCCTGTTTCCCAACATCCCCATTGCGCTGCAGTTACTGTCTTTGGCTGACGGCAA